TCATTCCCTCAGTTCGAGGATAGATGATGAACCCGCCGCGCCCGCAGGTTTCTGGCAGACGGTCAGACCAATATCTCGGCATTCCCGCCAGACAGTGATCGCCGACAACAATGCCGCACGAAGCATACACGCTATTCAGCGCATCCTCTCGCATGCCCGCATATACTCGAAATCGATTACCGTACATCCGTCGCAGGTTTTCAATCAATCGTGTACGAAATGGATATTCAGGATGATAACCAATCGAGCCAACAAACCCGATATCACTTGCCAAAGATGTCGAAAACTGACCCTTTTTGCAAGCATATTCCACAACCGCTGGCGGCATGTAGATGTGATTCACACCCCTCGCCTTAAACTCAGCTTCGTGCGCGCCGTCTGTGGAGAAGAAATAGTCCACCTTCCATGAGGGGTGCTGCCCAATGCGGTCCTGTCTCTTATCGAGCGTGTTCAGACCAAAATATAAATCCAGGTGATAGCTGAAGGACTTCACACCCATGTTGTGGATGCGATGCAGCATTTCCTCAAGATTAAATGAACCAGGTGTGTTCCACCCGTGCGTATGCGTGTATTGAAACAGTTGCGCACCACGGCATGCTTCAACAATCTGGTCAGTGGTAGCAATGCCTTCTTGCATCTGAACAACTTCATGGCCGAGTTTTCGCCACGTCCAGCAGTGATGACTTTCCGTGCAAAATGGGAATTTAAAATTGCCCAGCATAACAATCTTCATTGCCTCTCCTCAAGATATTTCAATGCAAGGCGAACCAACTTCACATCGTCTCGCAAATTCCCAATTCCCAAATTACAAAACCTGCATAACAGCCCACGTGCTACCCCTGTGGTGTGATTATGGTCAATATTAAAATCATCAGATGGAGTCCCACAAATGGCACATTTTCCATCTTGCAAAATATACATCTCGTCATATTGAGCTAGAGTCAGCCCGTAACACTTCAGATGGTGACGCCGTTTACGCATGCGAACTCGTTCTGGATGTGCTAAATCCCGAAGGCGATTCTTCTCATTGATTTCCGCTTTGTGTGCAGCGTAATACTTGTCCTTATACTCTTTCTGCGACTTTCTCATGACACACCTCTCCATCTGCATATCATGCCACAATGAGAGACAAATGTCAACTAAAATTTCCCAAAAACACAATCGTCATTTTATCTCCTCATATCTAGTGTCTGAAAGGTGGGCGTTCTCCATTCAACAACTTTTTTGCTTCCCAAATAGCACTTTTGGCGCAGGCCATGAACTTGCTGTGACAAATTTCCAACCGTTTCTGCCAAGAAACAGAATCGGTTTTTCCTATTTCTTTCGCGCATTTATCTGCCCATTGTAGCATCCAAAAAGCTTCTGCTATATCACAAGCGATTTGCGCGGCAAAAGTCGAATCTTGTTTAGCAAAAGAGGCTGCGGTATTTCTAGCATCTAAATTATCATCTACATTCATTAGAGATGATGTTACCCAGCGGTCATATATCGGATGGTGGAAAAGTTTATGCGCGACGGGAATCAATCGTTTTACTATCTCCAAGTTTGTATCGCCCAAATGAATCAATGGTCCGAAGTTTGCTCTCGGTGGACGCATTCCCCATTCTATTTCACGCACTAGAGCCCAACATAGGGCTCGATTGGAATGCCCGGTAAAAGGTTCGTATCCGCCCGGAACGGAAGAATGCCATTGATGATATGCAGTGGCGTTTACTCTTTGTTCTGTTACACCGTTTTGCTGTAGTATCCAATCAAAAAAATCATCTTCGTATCCGTATCCAAAAAATCCGTTCTCAAAACCGCCCACGGCATCTACGGTAACTCGCTGGACCGCGCGCGGTGATGCGCCCGCTGAGAACCCTAACTGTGCGCCCACTTTTCCGTCTTCGCCCAATAAATGTGTTTTAGCGATTGCTAGTTTTTTGGAGTCGTCAGCAACACACGAAACAAGAGACTCAATAACAGAGTCTCCGTGTTTGGTTTCTGGGGCCGACAATATCAAAACATCGCCTGTGGATTCGTGGACGCCTCTGTTAAACACTGTCGCCACTGATTGCCACGGAGGAAAAACTTCAGAGCGCTCGTAATGAAAGTATTTTGCTCCAAAACGAGTCGCCACTTTCTCTGTTAAATCGTCCCTGTCATCTTCTACGACGACGATTTCAGTATCAGGAAAATCTTGTACTCGGATACTTTCCAACGTCGCGTGAAGTAAGTGCCCACGATGGTAGCTGGGAAGAATGATTGAAACCGACTTCATAGACCCAACCAGTGACGATTTTCTTCCTGCACCATCCACTCTACCGTTGCGTATAATCTTTGCTCAAAAGTCAGAGAAGGTTTCCATCCCAAACCACGAAGCTTGCTGCCATCTACGTTGTATCTGGCATCGTTTCCTGGTCTGGCCGTAGGCATTCCTTTGGTGGTGTTGATATTTTCCCCAGTGATGGCTGAAACACAACCAACTAGCTCTTCGTTAGAGATTTCTTGCTGCCCTTCAATATTGTATTTTTCTCGGCAAGCAGGTAAACCCAAAATAAAATGTATCGCGGAAGCCACATCTGCGCCGTGCAAATATGTTCTTGAACTGGTCTTCCCTTCTGAGTCTGTATGCAGCAAGACGGTTTCACAAGTCAGGGCCGCTCTCACGACTTTGGGCAAGAACTTCTCCCAGTGCTGACGCTCTCCAATGACGTTCATCGTGTGAGTAACGGTCACGGGAACTTTATAGGTGTTGCCCCATGCCAGTGTCAGTTCTTCGCCGCCCGCTTTCGTGGCCGAATACGGATTGCATGAGTTATAGCGGTCCCATTCTTTGAAAATCTGGCCTTCGGCAGCCGGGCCGAACACTTCGTCCGTGGAGAAATACAAGAAATTCGCCAATGTCGGCAGATTTCGTGCGTATTCCAACATCTCCATGGTGCCTTTAATATTCGATTCCACAAAGTCGCGCGGACTGCGTATCGAGTTATCGACGTGCGTGCCTGCTGCCATGTGAAGTATGTAATCCACTTCTCCTATTTCGGCCTGGAGAAGCGGACTGATGGGCTGGGCAATGTCCGCCACATGAATCTTGACTCGGGGATTGTCGTATGCACCGATTTCCTTGAGTCGAGTCAGTCCATGTGAAGCATAAGTGAATTTGTCCAACACAACTATGTGCCAATCAGTGTGGTGCAAAAAATACGAAATGATGTGCGAGCTAATGAACCCCGCTCCACCCGTGATAAGTAGTGTAGTCATTAGAATGTATAACGGTCGTCGTACTTCGCATCACCCTCGCGTCCGTCCGTGTGGTATGCACGCTTGCAGTTTTTGTCATTGGGCAAATATACTGCCATCTTGGAATATTCCCAGCCATGGTCTTGACAAGCGCCGTGCATCCGGTCCTCAATCATGGTGATTGCTTCGGGACTGAAGTGCGCAGTCAAAATCATGCGGTAGAAATCTGCATCGGCGACATGAGGACGTTGCGACCACTGAATCGTTTTGCGAAATCGCACGCCGTTGTAATAAAAAATCTTTCCCATCAAATGTTCGTGGCATGCAAGAGGAAATGCTTCGTGCATGAGCCGCACTATGTTTGCCTCGTGAGCCAGTACACAGCCCATGATGCCTTCCCATTCGATAGGTTCATCAATCACAATGGGCATATCCTGCTCGACAAAGAGAATCAGCGGGGTCTGGACGACATCCAATGTAGCTCTCGTCATACCCACCTGATGAGAATGCTTCTCGAACTCCACAAAACGTGTGTTCTCGTCTGACTTGGCCTTCAGGCGCAATTTAAATTCGTCGTAGCGCTCACGATATTCTTCTTGCTCGGGGCGCACACCGTCTGCCATGATGTAAATCACAGCCTTTGGAAAATGAAATCGCACAGTTGCAATCGTATGGTCTACAATCGCAGTGCTCGGATGCGACTTAATCGGCGAAACGGGAATCAGAATCGAGATTCTATCTTCCTGTAACATTAACGACTCCTCAAATAATCCAAGTCATGCGACAACCAAGTCTTCATCTCCGCTTTGTAGTGTTGCCACCAAGCGTATGCAATATTTCGATTCGCAGGCCATCCTGCCAGCGCACTTTCCATCACGCTGGGCAACTCCGACCATTCATTTATAATAGGGAACGGCGGCTCGTACCCAAACATATTTTTCCAGAAACCTTCAGGGTAACCTTTAACGGGACAGGTTGCATCCACGATAGGTAGGCACCCAGCTTCCAATGCTTCAGCCATTCTGAAGCTGTCTGGGGTCGTAGGACCAGACGGACAAGGGATAATCTTCGCCTTCGCCATGTGTGCATAGTACTCGGGGCGAGACATGCCCTGCCAAAACCCTGGCGTTTCAAACAGGAACCCTCTCATACTAGACGACAGGCCCATCTTGCGCAACTGCTCGGCGCACGCGACGCGACGTGGGTGAGTAATCTGTCCCGCGAAGAACCAATCAAGCGGTCGGTTCACGCTTGTGGGGTCGAACGGTTTCAATAACTCTGGTGCATCTGGGGGATACCCACAAATCAAGTTGCGAGATGCGTAGGAATGAAACGCACCAGGCTTCGGAATCTGAAACCAAATCTTACGCTGCAGCGAGACGAGCCTACCTGCGGGAAAGAGCGACGACTCGTCGCCAATCACGATGATAAGCGCCCACTTCAAGGCCGCCAGTTCGCGTTGAATCTCTTCAATCTTGGTGTACTCATGGTCGCCGTGGTAGACGATGACCGCGCCTTCCGTGCCTGCAGGAAGTTCTCCGCAAGTGTTGCGATGAATAAAGGTGTATTCTCCGCACGTATCGAATGCATCGTTCAGGAGTTTGGTGACTCCCAGCCAGCATCGGTTGTCGGGACGATTGCTTCCTTCGTGCCACACCACATCCATATTCATACGCTCTCCACTAGCGCTAAAAATGACTGACGAAAAAAATGTCTATCCGCCAAAAAACAAGATCGTGCCCACTTGTATGCGCATTGCATCGTCAACGGACGCATTCCCATTGCTTTTGTACATGCGTCTCGTACGGATTGGGGCGAAACGTGACTCATTCGTGCTAATCGGGATATGGAAGTGCTAGCGACAGGAATGAGACAATCCTTCATCACCCCTTCTCGGTCGCACATGGGCGACGCATGAGTGGTAACTACAAAAGCACCGCAACCCAGTCCTTCAGATATAGAATGCCCAAAACCTTCATACGGCGATGGCGCAACGTGAAAAGCGTGGCTGTTCATCAGCCTAACCAACTCATCATCTGTCACTTTAGTGCGAAAATCAATGTTGCTACGATTCAATTCAAACTGTTTTTGAAATTCAGGATTCGATGCCACCACGGTCAAAGGTGGCAGCATGTTGGGAATCAGTTGCCACGCGGCAATCACTTCAGCAGTGCCCTTGTTTCCAGACTTGCCCGCAACATGCAGGAAGCGATTCTCTCGCGGAATCTCTGGTTTATAAAGGTCACGCGCTTCAAAACTGGTATAGACGCATTTCTCTGCGCCAACTTTCACAGACCAAATTCTTTGACAATCTTGAGTCTTGCAAATAATCTTGGAAAAGTGCGAGAGATACTGATCATTGAAAGGCGGCCACCATTCTGAGTTTGGAACCAGCCAATGTTGTGGTGCGAGGGAGAGAGCCTGGGGCATTACCACTTCGAGGAATAGATTTAAATCCGCTCGCTCCATGGGAGCGTTTGCGCCATCTGTATAGTGCATCAGACGCACAGTGATACCTCGGGTTGCCAGTAGGTCTTTCAGTAAAAGAGCCTCGCGGTGCAATCCAGCACCCATAAGCGACGAAATGATATTGACAGTCTTTACGGCCATTAACTCTCCCCTCGACAAACAGTTAAAAGCATGGTACAATAAAGATTACAGCATTAAAAAGGAGCGATTTATGCGCGGATACATCGATTTAACTGGGCAAGTCTTCGGACGGCTTACCGTCATCAAACGAACTGAGAACCCGCCATCTAAACGAGTATGGTGGGATTGTGCCTGTTCTTGTGGCGAGTCAACTGTGGTGCGAGGCATCAGCCTGCGCCGACAGGACACCAAAAGTTGCGGCTGCCTTAGCCGCGAACTTTGCATTAAGCGCTTCGCCGAACCCCGCCGCAAATATGCCAATAAATCGGCAAAACGGGCGGCATACTACGCTCGCAAGAAAGACTACTACCAGCAGAAAGGCCGCGACAGATACGCCATCTCCCATGAGATTATCGCCGCTGCTAAGAACCAGCCGTGCGCCGACTGTGGCATCCAGTACCACCCGAGTTTAATGGATTTTGACCACCTAAATGGCGAATCGAAGTCCTTTACCATTTCAAGAAAATTGGGGCGAGTGTCTCCTGAAGCACTACGGCATGAGATATCCAAATGCGACATCGTATGCTGCATATGCCACAGGGTTCGCACTTGGAACCGTGCCCGCCCCGAATCTCCAATCTCCGCTAAACCCCTATGTATCTAGTAGATGCGTGTTGCCCCGCTCTTCCCATGCCCTTAACGCTCTTGGGGTCGCGACGCAACAACTCCACATCGGCGGCGGAACGTGAATCAAATTCGCTGAAGCAAGAACCGCAAACACCTTTGACGATGTTGTTGGAATGCTCCATCCACTTGATGTTCGACGTGCCGTTGTCCCGAACGTGCGGACATCCCTTTTTGGTAGCCACGCGAATAGCAGCAGTCCGCTTGATTTCCGCTTGGCGTTCCTTAAGGGCGATTTCCTTCTGTTCCAAAACTCGGGGGTCAACATATGGCTTGCGCGATTCTAAAATCGCTTCGGCCAGCAACTTATTTGACGCCGCATTCTCTGCCTGAGACTTAACCAACATCTCAATCAGCATTTCATTGCTCAACCCAGCCGGGGTATCAACTTTCTTGATGGACACAGGCTGCTTTGGTTGTTCGATTTGCTCTGACATTTACTTCTCCTATCGTGCGTGTTGGTTTGTTACAATTCATCGGTAGTTATGAATAAATACCGACGTTTTGTAACAGTAACGCTTCGCTCCGAACTTAGTCGCGGTCAGTGACTCGTTTCTCTGGAACCGCATTTCTGAAATCATGCAACTGATGACGGTATGCCGTGGCTGTAAGCCAGCCTTGAGTCGGCGAACCAAATGCCTGGTCTGCTTGCTCCTCGGTAATAATGGAAGCGCGACTTTCACGGATTGCCACACCATGGATGTCCAACTCAGGGTCGCCATTCACCTTCAATTTCTTATTCCAGCGCACAATCATGCGCAAGAGAATAGTTCGCCATCCGCGTTTCTGACCAATGGCGCACTGATCATCGTCAATCAAATCAATCTCGTATTCCGGCATCCATCCAGCATGAATCCATCCGATGTAAATCGGGCAAGGAGCGTAAAACTTAAACGTCCCTGCATAATCAGGAATCTCTTTGACTGGTGTGCTGCGAATCATCAGCAGCGTTAGCGTGCCACGCACTCGACCATCCGTAACTGTTAAAGTTGGGATGATGGTGCGAAGCCGCCGAATAAATTCAGAATGATGCAGTACCTTGCCCATGCGGCGCTTAGCGTCGGCATACTCTTCCCAATCCGACTTACGACCTTTGTGCTGCCGAATGGTGGTTATCTCTTCTTGCTTGGCGGCGACAGCCTCATCGGCGCTCAACATTGTGTCTCGCAGTTTCTCCGTGTCTTGGCGAGTCAGTCCCATCTCGGATAGAAGCGCTTCCTCTCTTTCTATCTCGGCGGTTCTCTCAACTGCATCATAATTGTTATTGACATCGGTGTGGTTTTGAGTCATAATCTCCTCATGACTAAGTGTAGCCAGTGCAAGAAACCTAAAAGAAATAGCAGTTTTGTAACGGACAACAGAAGAGTGTCCAATCGTGGCACCACCTGCCGTCGATGCGCACAAGCAAATACTCGCCGTTGGCGCACAGAACATCCTGAAGAAAAGCGTGCAAGTCAGAAACGATCATACCATCGCCGCCGTACTCATATCCTTATGGTTGCATCTGATTCAGGACAATTAAAAAGACGAGGCGTCTCACCTGCCGCCTATCAAGCGCTCCTTCAAAAACAGCATGGAGTCTGCGCTATCTGCTTTCAACCTCCGCTCGCAAATCGAAAACTTTGTATTGACCATAACCATATCACTAACAAGAATCGGGGTCTGCTTTGCAGTCAATGCAACTTCGTCGTAGGTAACTCGAAAGAAAATGTTGTGATTCTGTTTAGTGCGATTGAGTATCTCAAGCACTACTCACATTTCTGAAGTCAAAGTAGGGGGAAAGACAGGGAGGAGGCCCGTCTCTCCCCTTGCTTTGTGTGAGGCAGTTTTTATATACCGTGCGCCTCTGACGGTGCTGGTTTAAGAACCAGCAAACTTTGACAAATTTTAACCCGTAAGTCGGACGGGGCAAGGATTGGGATAGTCTGTGATTGGTTGCCGTATAAAATTAAGCGGTTGCCGTTTCAGACCAAATTCGACGGAATGGCAAAGTGCCATTACCAGTCGGACGTGGCGTCACGACATACTTAAAGTTCAGAGTTGTTATTGCTTTGAGTAAGCCAGAACTCTTTCAAGTTCTTCTGCGGTCGCATCATTTTTGATACGATTGGCACGGTAGGAGATAACGAAGATATTGCCTTGAACATATCCAAGTTCTGTGCGAACTCGGTCCAGCGTAGGGGCAAAATCATGTTGCTTCCTAGTTCCAGATTGCAACGGCACTCCCAAAACTGGACAGAAAATCGGAATGATGATATCTGCCTTCTTGAGATTAAACCTCACCCCGTCTCGCTTTGCTCTGTGCTTGGCACTTTGAAGCATTACAACACGAGGGTCATTCTTATACCATTGCTGTCGTTTCTCATTGTTACATTCATTACAGTGCCATCCGCGCATCGGTTTCTTTCGATGCACTTTAGCTTTGTTATGCTTGTTACAAAAGTTAGACATGGAACCTCTTTGCAAGCCAAGGCATTTCTGCTTGGCTCTCACGATTGTTATTCTCGTGATGCTCGGACTATTGCATCACCCCGAAGGGGTGTCTTCTCGCTTAGTCTCTCACGGTGAAAGTCTTAATGTCAAGAACTTTCTTCCGCCTCGTTGGCATTTCAGCGTTCGAGTCAATCAGAGAAGATTTATCATCGCAGATTTCGCTGCGAGCCTACCACTTTAATAGGAAACGGCCCCACCGATTTCGCCGCCCGGGTCGAATGCACTCGGAGCAAACTCATAGATGTTGGCCTTAAAGTTAGACTCATCCGGCACGTCCTCGAAACCACCCAACGCAATTGCGAACATCATTTCGTCCGCAGTGATATAGGTAGCCCAAGAAGATGCGCCCGACACGGGCAAGTTAGCATTCAACGGGAGGTTGGTGCTAAGCACGAAATCAACGCCAGCAATCGGGATGATTTCGTTATCTTCGGCAAGTCCAGCTTCAATCCACTTTTGTCCCTCGCGCGTATGCTTCTCAACATCGAGAACGCCGTTCAACGTGATATCGTTGGCAACGTCATTCAGAATATAAGGATGCATTATGCCGCGCATGCGACCGCCCGCAAAGGGGCGTCCGTTCTTTCCGCGAATGGTAGCGACAGCCGTGTTAATAACCGCACGTGTCATGTAGCTGCCACCGAGAACCTGTAAGTTAGTCGTCGGGTCGGTAGACACAGCGGCATCAAAACCCTGCTGAGTCAACGTATCAACTACCAACGCACCGCGATAACCCAGCATTTCGCTTAATTGCTCAAGCGGTTTGCCAATGTCAATCGCGAGGGCAAAATCAGAAACGTTAACGTACTGAGGTTGTTTAGGAGACCTAACTCACGTTAGGTTCGCTCTGCATGTCGCCATGCAGATCAGACTCTATCTTCGACTCATTCGAGTCGTTAGGCGTATTAGTCGTTGGGGAGTCTACACGGTCGTTAAGAGCCATGCATTTTCTAGCTAGTTCGACTTTCTTTTCTCGATCCCAATGCGCACCGAGTTTTAGAAACTCTAAAGCCGTCAATGCTTGTTCTCTTTTCAACTGTAGATGGGGCAGGATTCCAAGAATAAATTTCTCTTTATTGGATTTTCCTGACAGATACCAAGAATACAAAATCCTTGTGTTCTTGAATCCTCTGTCGTTTTCCTGTGCTTGAAACCGCCCTCCGAAATTATGCATCAGCCACTTAATCAGCCGAAAATCGGTATTATTTATGCGAATTTCAAGTCTGGTATATTCGCTAGGCCGTTCCTTCTGCCTGTAGATACAAATAGCGATTGTACCTTCTCCATCTAATATTCCGGCCACATACGGCCATGCGTTGCGTTCCATTGTAGTCTTTCCTCCGTCTCGTCTCTTGTATTTACCACTCTAAACATTATAGCACGTTTGACACCATAATATCAAGAAAATAATAGAGATATTAACGGATATAGCCTAATTTAATGTTGACCACGTTTTCCAGATCAACGTACTGCCCGAGTACAGCCTGAATGGATGCTTCAGACGGAGTAATCGGAGTGCCCACAGTTCCTTCAGCCGCTTGAGGTACGGTAACATCAGTTCCAGACGCAGCAACCGACGCCGTAAACGGCGACAAGTTGTAGGTATAGTATTAGTGTTTTAGGAATCCGACATCACTGTCGGTTCACGCCTCATATCGCTATGAGAGATCGGACTCTATCTTCACTTCCGGGGAGGAAGTGTTTGGCGTATTAGTCTCTACGGTTTTTCCCTTGCGATTCAGAGTCTTCATTTTCAACCACTGCTCTTTTCGCAATTCTGGATTTTTACCTTCAACCGCAATTGTTTCGAGAGCAAGAAGTGCCTGCTCCCGTTTCAAAACAAGGTAAGGAAGAATGCCAAGAGTAAACTCTTTCATGTTTTCTTTACCATGCAATTGCCAATTGTATCCAGATTTCTGTTTATCCGTTTTGGACTGATGCCCTAAATACTTCGCACCACCCACGTTTTCTAACAACCAGTCATGAAGGATTTCATTGGTGTTACCAATGCTAATCTTCAACTGCCAGTTGATATATCCCTTGGGATGTCCAATGCTAGGCTTTCTTCCACCGCGCGCTATAGACCAAGAGCCTTCCCCGTCCATAATGCCAGCCAGATATGCCCACTGCGTAACAGATAAATTCACGGAATCTTACCTCGGTATTGTCTTCGAATTTTGATTCTATACCCAGTATAACACATACTATGGTACTTGTCAAGACCAAAAGATGTCCACCGATATAGCCAAATTTTGTCACACTGTCGTGGGACAAGGGGACTTTACCCCATCAGACCTATATACTGTTAATCTGAGTCGTACGACCAGCGGACTTCGGAATTTGGCGTTCTGCGCACAGACCCTGGAAACCAAGGTGTGCGAAGAGCGCTCGAACGGCCAAGCGATCATAAAAGACTGCTTGCGTCGAGGGAAGTGGAGAACCAATAACAAACGATGCTTGGCTGTTAGAAACTGCCATAGTCGTTGTTATCCTGTTCAAATTTCCGGCAAAAACGCCACTAAGCGCTCGTTGCCGCTACCAGTCAAAGACTGGCAAAGTCGGTCTACCGTAGATATCACCGCATGAAGTTCCAATCAATCAGATTAGAAAGATCGGTTTGGCTGTTTAAGAGTTTTCTTATACAGCTTCCGATGTTCATCTAGCGATAATGTCATTAGTTCCGCGCGGGAGGGTTGACGCTGCTCATCGCCTTCCTCGGACGTTTCTAGTTCGGTATCTTCACCAGCGCTAGAAAATCCAGGCATGATGCCCGTTGTTCCCCTCTTACGTACTTGTGGCTCTGACGCCGAAACCGCAGGCGCTGTGGATACAGCAGGCTGGGTTACAGCAACCGCAGCGGAATCCCCCGCTGGGGCTGAGTCTTCAAGTACTGTCGGTAATTCATTCTCGGGTCGCAACTCCAACTCTTCAGTTGCAGTCAACGCCTCGAAAGCCTTAACAAGGTTGCTGTAAGTAAACACAGCACGTCTTGCGTCCAGAAAACCTGTAATCTTCTGCGAATTAAGCGCAGTCGGCAGAAATTCTGGATAATCTTCTTTAAATTGAATCGTCGCTTTGGCCGCTTCAGCGTCAACAAGAGCGCTTTTGGCAGCATCCGACATGGCATCATATTCAGCCTGCGGAATACCAACGAAGGAATACGCATGATCAAATTCAGGTTCGCCAAGTTTCGCTGCCCGCGTAACGTCTCGGACTTTCAGGGTGCCATTTGCTTTGCCTTCCAGCAACTTCAGCATCAACTGATTTTTGGTGGTGGCGGTAAAACGCTCAGTACCTGCGCCGCTCTTGTAGGTAATTTCTGCCACCCACAATCCGCCTTCTTGCTTAATCACACCGACAAATTTCTTCGTCTCGATTCTCTCTGCCCTCTCAGCGGGCGCTGGAGTTGTCTGGGCAGGCTGCACAAACCGTCGTGCTGCCTCAGGCGTCGGACGTTGCTGCGCGGGTGCCGGACTCGTAGCCGCAGGAGCCGTTACGACGCCCGCTGCCACAACATTCTCGGCTGCCTCTGCCGCCAATCTTCGTGCCTCGGCCAAGGGAAGACCCGCAGCCTGAGCGTCGGTGAATGTTTTTCGTCGCGCGTCATTCGCCAACTTAATCTTGGTGCTACCTGGTGCCTCGCCTGCAGCAACCATCGCTGCTCTGGCTTCATCCACACTCAATTGCGTGTTTGCTCGGTCCTTCGGTCCAAACTTCAAAATATCCTGTACTTTTGCCATTTCGGTTTTTCCTTTCCCAGCAATCCCGCTGAGTGGGGCCTATTTTTGTGCTACTCAATCAACCGAGGCATCAGAGTCAATGCCGCGTCTTCTACCACTTCTCGAACCCGTTTAGCCGTGTAAACTTTAATCTGACGTTTCAAATCAAGCATATCTTTCTTGTTTTGGTCAGTACCCATATACTGCGTCTGGGCGTAACACGCTTCCTGCGCTTCCAAATCCAACCGTCGCTGCAACTCGATGTACCCATCATGCTGCGGCAAGTTGGTGATTAACTTATCTCCGTTGTACTGAGCCATCGCCGTTTGATACTCTTCAGGAGATATGCAATCCAAAAACTCTGTTGGATTATCTGCATCCTCGTACATCACATCATCGATGTCTCTGGCAACAACATCGGGAATAACCACTCGCATTCCGTCAATAAACTTTATAGCCAATTAGCCCTCCCCGAGGCCGCCTGCCAACTCTGGCGCTTCATTCTTTTCCTGCTGGCGTTCCAATGACTTCACCAAAATTGTTTGGCTAGCATCATCAAGAGCAGAAGAACTGCTTGCTTCCATCTTCTGTTGATGTTCCTGAGCCGACAAATCCTTTGCGTTTTGACCCATCTGCTGCAGACGTGCTTGAGTCGCCTTCATATCCAATACCTTCGGATTATTTTGCATAGCTTGCGATTTATCCTGGTCAGTCATGTCGATGATGATATCGTCCTGAGCATCATAGCCCGTTGACTTCTCAACTCGACGAGAGTACTCCAGCCAATCCACTTTCTTACCCATAGACGCCAAGCCAGATTGCACGGCTGGAGCCATAAGAATTTGACCCTGCAGCGGCAACGCTTGTGCCATTTTTGCTTTGGCGGCCAGGTTAGAACCTGCGAGCATCTTAAATTCGATATCGCAATTATTATTCATATCCAACAACAAATCGCCATTATGTTCGCCTTCCATAGCAGCCCAAAGCGACTTGCCTACTAGTCGGCGCATAACTTCTGGCTCCAACCAAAGGCGGTCCATCTTCAGAATTAAATATAGTGCAGGAATCAAAACTTGGTCAGCGCATACGTCCACGAAACTTTGCACACGGGAGCTAGATGCTCCCGCAACCGCCTGCGCCCCCGCAGATGTGCGCATACCAGTGGACTTGTTGCCACTCGACGCTGCGCCTTGCACGAGCATTTCATTTGCGCCGGTAGTCTTCTCGGCGTCAGCAATTAATACGTCCTCTTCCTTATACGCTTCAGGCAGAATTGGCTGTTTCTGCAGCGGCTCAATCGCATCCATGCTGGATACTTTCAGCATCGCCCCCGGATACATTTTGATGGGCTGTTGCGCAATCATGTCGCCCTTCAAAACCTTCCAAGTATTCTGCAAGTTTAGGTTGATATCATCCAGCCGCTTGTTACGCAACCCCTGAATGTGCGTTTGGATTCCACCAATGCGACGAGGAATACCATAAGAATAAAACGTGCCTGGGATATCATCCCAGAAGCAAGACACAAACGGAATAATCCCAAATGGATTGCCAATGTTACGAATAACTGTTTTGCGTTGGAGAACTACAATGACGACATCATTAGTCCAATACTCCAACACTTCTAACTTGTGGTCCATCGGGTCAGCCGATGCATCCAAGTATCGAGGCAGCGCACGATGACCCTGTGTCGGGTATGAAGTACTCTCCGACTCCAACATCGATGACTGAGCCTCTTCCTTAGGTGGGGCAGCCAACTCTTTCAATACCGCAGTTGGCGGAATCATGTACCCTTCATAATCACGCAACCGTTCTAGGTCACGAATCGTCAGGTAGTCGCGATACACTACGTATTGAGCGTCACGAACATCAGGAGAGCGTAAATCAGGGCTAACCAATAGATGGTTAATCTCAACTCGCTTGAACTCCGGCTCGTTGACTCGCTCCGTAACTTCATATTCAAGCAGTTCATCTGACTCTTTCGTATTGATATAAGTCGGAAGACCGCCTGGTACGCTCGATTCAATTTTAAGTGGATGAGCAGCACGCTTCCACATGGTACGTGGACGCTCATATGATTTGAATCCTATCTTGCCTAGTCCAGTACCGAAAATCAGCGCATCCTTCATAATCAGACGAATCTGCGCTTTTATTTTCGCTTGGCGAACTTGATATGACAAAATAGCTTCCCACGCACGAGAAACTTGACGTGGCGTTCCTTCATTCGGTTCCAAGGCAAACGGCGTCAATTCAGGAAACAATGCAGGATGCGCTTGATCTAGAATTGCTCGGGTATGTTGTGAAACCAACGGAAACGAATTGCTGGCACGAGGAACTCGTGTATCACGCCAATAGTCCTGCTTTGTTGGCGCATCATAAATCTGTTTTGCTACCCGCCATTCTGACATCCACAGGCGAGCCATAACGAATTTCTCAGCACGTTCAGTAGACTGAATCACTAATGCTAGCGCTGAGTCCGCCGTCTTGACTTTGCCACCCTTGATATTAAAATCATCAAGACGCTGGTTTAGCGGGATGGCAGTCGAATTGGGTTGGGGCAGAAGCATTCTCAATCCTCTACGGGTGATTTTTAAGCGTGTGGCGCAGTATCACTAGCCAGGTAATCATTGTCTGCTGTTTCGTCGGCATGAGAATCCTGGAAAGTCATCGGTGGTGCAGGCTCCCAAGATAATTGCGGTCCATCTGGCTGCAGCGACTTAACGCTGTCCGCATGAATCATGTCTTTATAGTATTTCCAAAGCTGTGCAATGCAATCAGGCGCATCGTCTTTGCGACGCTTTGCATCGATTGTCCATTTCTCAAACTGAACTTTAACCTCATCAACGTGCGGAATGTTACTGTTGATGAATACTCTTCCCAAACCTAATTTCTTAGTGGTTTTATCCCGCTCGCCTGTCATTGCACCCGCCAACAGGGCGATATTGGAATTTTTTGCATTATCACCTTTAGCGGGCAAGAGATAGGAAAGTCCCTGCATTGGCACCTTCATTTCTTTTGCTAGCCGCATCAGTGAACTGTCTATGTTGCGCACGCCAACCGCATCTTCCGCACTGTGCCCAACAATCACGCCCATCGACATCGCACTCATGTACAACTTCACAATGGCGGCAGTCATATCGTCGCCGCTTAAGAAGTGAGCTAGTACGGCATCGGCCACGTACAAGCGGCCTGTGCTTTTTTGAAACACGCCGACGATGCCACAGGAATAATCGTTTTCGCTTTTCTTGCGTCGCCCAGACCATACTGATGCGAAGTCCCAGTGAATAACAACTGCTCTGTCGTGAATCGGAATCTGTCGCATTTCTATAGGAGACATGAACTGATTCTGAATCACTTCAGGAGAAAAGGATTTCTGTTGCTCTAGGGAAGCATCAAGCAAATACTGCTTGTAAAAATCGGCACGATTTTTACGATATATTTTAAACAAAAACCTAGCGCTTAACTTCTCAGGCCAGGTTAGAATTACATCCCCTTGCTTTATGATTTGTCCGTTTTTATCTTGAACCGGCTCGATGAGAGCACCAATCTTTTCACGATTCTCTCTTGCTTCGACTTGTTGCGGCGTACCGTCTGTGCGCATTGTCCATGCAGGCAAAACAAAATGATTGAACGTCTTAATTCCCGACGCCGCTAATTCTTCTTCACCTTTTTTGCGAATGTACTCAGGTAAGTCTTCATCATGCCACTTCGTACCCAAGAATAAACGTAAAGCATTAGGCTCAATAAGTTCATCGGTTTCGTCATAAGAACCGTGAGTCTTCTCACAATTCTCTTGAGTATTGGAGTTTTGTTCGTTGGTTGCGTCATCAAACAGAATCAGTTCGCCGTGCCATCCCGCTTTAACGGAATCAAAACTGGCGACTGTCATTGTTGCGTCACGCAAAGTTAATTCAGGGTCACGCCGAGGAGTAGTAAACTCTTCCGCACTCACATCTTCTGGTGTGATAGCCCAATCTGGAAATAATTCACGAATAACTTGATTCGTCAGAAATGGCTTTCTTGCGCTGTCAAGAATGCTCTGTGACTTTTCAATCTTTCCCGAGATGATTAAAATTCTCGTATCAGGCGAACACAGAATAACTTGTGTCAAAAACGCAGCCCCAATAGTAGACTTCAACATGCCTCGTGAAGCGAGTACAATGTATTCGTCAACCACACTCCAATCTTCCAACGGCTTGTCGGGGTCACACTTCGGAAACGCATCGATGATTTTCCCATGAACCGCTTCTTTCAAATTAGGAAACTTTCGCGGGTTGTTTGGACGCAAAACGCAATTGCACAAAAAACGAAGATTCGTCTGAATCGCATACCGCATGTCGGCCTTCTGCGACTCTGAACTTTTGTTCAAAACGTCGGTTGTCAATCGAAAGTCCCGCAACTCATTAAGGTTGGCTGGGATATTAAGCATCGATTAGGCTCCCGCTGGATGCTGTTCCTTGCTCTTGCGCTGGAGATAAACCTTTCGGTATTCGCTCGCACGACCAGCAGGAATAACTTCCTCACCCTTTTTCATATTGTAAGCGCCATCCTCGGGGATGGTGCCGCCCTTGTGCATCTTGGGCAGAGTAGTGTTGGTGGCGTCCTCGTATTGTTTGACGTTGGCTGCTTTGGCGGCTAATCCTGCTCCCGCGCTTGCTGCTTCGTTTCCCAAACTCGGGGATTTAACTTTCGGAGCGGGTTGAGCCACTGGTTGCTGTGGTTTCATTGCGTCGCCCCCATGGGGGTCAACCTGCTTGGAAAACTTCTTCGCCCCAGCCAATACATTCTTGGCAGTTTGAACTGCGTCCATCGGTCCCTGTTGAGCCATGTGATTATACCGCCTGCGGTTGTGCGACAGGTTGCGAAGCAGCGGATTGTGGCTCCGCACTTGCGCCTGCATCTTGTGCGCCGCCCGCCATCTGCGACTGACCTTCATCAGCATTCGGCTCTCCGACATGCTGTTCTAGTCCATCATGCACACCATCCATGTCCTGAGCAGAGTAACTCGTCTCGCCGCTAGCGTCACCGGAGTGACGAACGGTATGACCTGTTTCTTTGCCCTGATCATCATAGTGATGCTCGATGTGGGTATGCTTGTGGCGTTTCTTAACAGGAGCAGCACCCGCTTTCGCAGCACGAGGCTTTCCTGCACCCATGGATGCGCCCTTCGGTGCGGCTGATTTCTCAGACGAATCCGTGGCAAGCATCTTGGCGGCCATAGGTGCCCCGCTGCTGACGCTTTTTGTTGGCTTAATTTCTTCGGCCATGTGAATCTCCTAGTTCACCTTTCGGTGAGAAAGATGAATTAGAAACGGCTCTTTGCACTAACCTTTTCGGCCAGCTTGGAGTCATGTGTTTCCTTCTCGGAATCCACGGGGAGATTTCCGCCGCTCTGATGTCCGCGACCAAAATCCTTGCCGCCGTCGCCACGACGCGGCTGGTCTGGTCCTGCTACCGTGTTGTTAAAACGGCTGGCAACAGAAACGCGCTCTGCTAACTTAGAGTCGTGCTTCTCGCCAGTGACGGGAGTGTTCCCGCCGCCGTCTTTGCCGAGGCGCTTGGAATTATCAGCGGTCGGTTGTGGGTCTTTGCTATCTCTACGTGAGTACATTGTTTTTTCCTTGTTGTTGCCACTCTTGAATATACTGAGCAGCAGACGTGAGTATTAGTGCATCGTCACAAAATAAACCTAACGCGACATTGCAATTACTACAAAGCAATCCGCGAACAAGCTTAGAAGAATCGTGCCGATGGTCAATCGTCAGCGGCAAAACACGTCCGCTTTTTGTTACCTTGGTTTCTGACTTTTTACAAATGGCACAAGTATTATGCTGTGCCAAAAGCTTCTCTTGATACGTCTCCCAATCCAAACCATACAAATGGTTGATGATATATTTTCGCCGCTTTTCACGCGCGTCAGGACGGGCGCGTCGTTTGGATTGGTTCTCTTTAAACTCTGGATGTTGTTGATGCCACACAGCAAAATATTCCCGATGCGCTCGATTCCAATTTCTTTTGCACTGTTTCCGTTTCTCCAAGTCTTTGTATGGCATTAAACCACGTACAACCAAACTATTCCGCTATCGATGTGACTCAAAATAAAATCTTGCCACCGCTTTGGCTTTGCTGACCAATCCAAACACTGAGAGACGTTTGCCGTATCACACGCCAGTGTAACAAGCACGTTACCGTTTTGAGGGTCGGTGAAAATAGCGTGGTCGCCGACAGTGACAGGCGTCTCCCACAGCACTTTCTCAACACGCAAGTCATAAAAAGTTCCGAGGACTGTCGCAATCTGAGTTTTCCAACTGGAAGCCATTACGGTATCAAGACGAATCGGATTTACAAAATACTGATTAGCCATTTTATTATTCCTTTAAACTTAGTGTCTTAACCCGCTGTTGCGAACAGAAGCATCCATCGCAAGCCAAAGACCGCTTCCACCACCTCCACCTACAGGAGTACTCTGATAAAAAACCAAAATTCCCGCTTCATATGTATCTGACGCCGAATTGCTCCAATCTGCAAATGTGGTAGTACTCGTTGTGATAGCATCTTCAACTTGTCCGTAAATTCGACTAATTAATTCCCCAAAATAGTTCCGAACTGTATAAGATTGTGTGGTTCCAGCAGGAGTCAATGCCCCACCATTCTCTGCTTGAAGTGTTCCAATAACCAAATCTCCTACCACCGTAGTCGTGGACGCGCCAGTAAGATTACCAGGACCACTATCTGACACAAAATTGGTACCACGCAGAGTATTAACTCCACTATATTCCAAAAGTGCTGCAGAAAAAATGATCGTAGCTCCTGTGAAATTATAAGTCACTATGTCAGCCGTACCACCAGCGGTATTCAGTGCGTAAGCAACATACTCTCGGTAGGGTGATGCCGTTATGACGCCTGAAAAAGCCACAACCCACGTGTTACCTTG